TGGCCTTCTCTAAAGGAGCCAGATTGATGGTAAACATCACATCTTTATTAGAATTGACCGGTTCAGAAAAGCCACCAGCAAATTCATCATTCGGTCCACCAAACAACTTTGTTAATAAAACATTAAAACCAGGCTCTTCTGTTCCCTTTTATGGAAATGGTTTTTATGAAAGTATGAAAGATTACCCTTTGCCTTTTTTATCAAAGTTTATAGACACAAAAGAAACGACTCCTCCTATTGGTAATGATGTGCCATCTTACACCTATGATATCAAAATCAACGAATATAACTCAATGTTGGATTTAGCTATCAAGGCGGTATACACTACAAGTGTTTCGTTTGGGAAAGGAAATAATTGGATTTACGGAGCTGAAATCGCAGGGAAAGCGGGCTCCGGTACTAAGTTGATGGATAGCTTTTATTCAAAAATAAAAAAGATAAGTGAGAGCAAGGATTCTTCCGGAAGTGATTTGGGACTTTATGATAAAATAGATGTTGATTTTTTAAAAAATTCTAAGAGTTTAATTTCTTTTGAAGTTTCTGAAGTAGAAAAGTTTGGCAAATTTACTGATATAAAAGGCAACGAAGAGTATGTTTTATATACCGCCTCAACTTTTAAACTTTATTTTCCAATAATTTTAGGAGAATATGTTTCCAAAGGTGACGAGAGTGATGAACAAATAATCCAAAAACTCTTGACAGATAATCAAATAATTGATTTCTTAAAAAAGGTTAAAGTTAAAGAGATAATTAAATTATTAGCTCCTGAAAATTTAATCGATCAGACTGATGGCCTTTACAAACAAATTTTCGGAGAGGCGACAAGCAGTGAAGATCAGATGTTAAATAATATGCTCTTAAAACTAATTAATTTTGACGAGGAAACATAATGGCAACCGGAGTTTCAGTAAAATTACCCTTGAGGGTCACCAAAGAGGATGGTCCTTACGGTCTAAACAAAGATCTAATCAGTACCGTTAAACAAAATTTTAAGAATCTTGTTTTAACTGCTCCTGGTGAAAGAATAATGGATACCGAATTTGGAGTTGGTGTTTATGCTCTTTTATTTGAGAACTACACTTCGGAAGCCAAGGAAAAAACAAGAGCTAGAATAGTAGAACAAGCAAAGTACTACATGCCATTTGTTCAGATTCGTTCAATTAATTTTGATGATTCTGAAATCGATTCAAACAAAATCTACATAGGAATCAACTATTTTATCAGCGCCCTAAACTACGAAGACATTCTACAAATTAACCTTAATGGAGAGTCATTTTAATGCCTAATGTGAAGCCACCTATCTCTTATACCAGTAGAGATTTTAATTCAATCAAACAAGATCTAATAAACTATGCGAAAGTTTATTACCCAAACACTTACAAAGACTTTAATGATGCTTCTTTTGGTTCAATGATGATCGACATGGTTTCTTATGTTGGCGACATCTTATCGTTCTACATTGATTATCAAACAAATGAATCTCTCTTGGCAACAGCCATCGAAGAAGGCAACATAGTTAAGATAGCAAAGCAATTAGGCTACAAGTTCAATAGCGCCCCAGTCTCAACTGGTCAAGCCGCCTTTTATGTTTCTGTTCCAGCTCTCAATAATGGCTCAGGCCCAGACACAGACATTATTCCAATTTTAAAGGCTGGAACAATTGTAGCTTCAGATTCAGGAGCTACCTTTACTCTAACCGAAGACATTGATTTTGCTAATGCTAACACAGAAATCAAAGTTTCCACTGTAGATGCGAACGGAACACCAACCGCATTTGCCTTCAAGGCTTATGGAAACATAGCTTCCGGTGAGGATTTCCAAGAACAAATTGATGTTGGCGACTTTGAAAGATTCTTAAAACTAAGATTAGCTGAAGATAACATTTCACAAATTTTAAGCATTTATGACTCAGACGGCAATGAATACTTTGAAGTTGATTATCTATCACAAAACACTGTTTTCAGATCAATAAGAAACATAGGCGAGGATGCTGAAACAGTTCCTTACATTCTAAGAAGCATGTATGTTCCAAGAAGATTTGTTGTTGAACACACTGTCGATGGTGAAACCTACATTCAATTTGGTTTTGGTTCTGAAACTGAGATAGAAAACAAATCATTTCCAGATCCAACAGCAGCTTCTTTACAACTAAACGGCAGAGTATTCTTTTCTGATTCTAGTTTTGATCCTTCTCAGATCTTAAAAACAGAGAAGATGGGCATAGTTCCAGTTAACACAACCCTGACTATTAATTACAGAAAGAACACAATAGACAATGTTAATGCCGCCGTAGGAGCAGTTTCTACAGTTGTGAACAGCAAAGTAGAATTCAGAGTAAGCTCAATCGCAGCAGCCACAGCCCTACAACAAATCTCTGCTTTTGAAGTAAGCAACGAAGAACCTATCGTTGGCAGTGTTGCTCTTCCAACTGCCGAAGAAATCAAGTTTAGAGCGATGGATGCTTATGCTGCTCAAAATAGAGCAGTAACAAAGCAAGACTATATTAGTTTAGTTTATAGAATGCCTGCTAGTTTTGGTTCTGTAACAAGATGTAATATCACCCAAGACACCAACAGTTCTAAGAGAAACCTAAATCTATTTGTTGTTTCTGAGGAGCAAGTGGTAATTTAACCAATGCTTCTACAACTCTAAAGCAAAATGTAAAGAACTGGCTAAACAATTACAAAATGATTAACGATTCTATAGACATTTTAGATGCTCAAATCGTCAACATTGGAATCAATTTTCAAGTTGTTGGAGAATTAGACAAAGATTTTACAATTGTTTTAAATGATTGTATTGAAACTCTCAAATCAAAATACCAAACTAAATTTAACCTTGGAGAGCCTTTCTACATTTCTGATGTCTATAGCACTCTTAATGAAGTAGACGGAGTTGTTGATACAACAGCAGTAAGCATTGTAAGAAAGTCTGGTTCAGGTTATAGTCCAACTCAATTTGACATTCCGCAAAACACAACTAAGGACGGCAGACTAATTAAAGTACCAGAGAATTTAATTTTGGAAATTAAAAACTTTGACTCAGACATCGTTGGAGTGATTAGATAATGGCGATCAAGAGGTTCTTTGCTACTAAAGACAACACAATAACTAATGCCTTCAAAGATGGTTTAACAACTCGCGGAACCGGCTCAAACATGGGCGCTGCGGACATAATGGAAGTGTTCAGCATCTATGGCCAAGCTTCTTCTGCTTCAAGCGAGCTTTCAAGAGCCCTTGTGGAATTTGACATAAGTTCAGTTTCGGCAGCTAGATTAGCAAAAACAATTCCAGCTTCAGGATCAGTTGATTTCTATCTTCGCATGTTTGATGCCGAACACACAGAATCAACACCAAGAGACTTTACCCTTACAATCGCAGCAGTTTCACAATCATGGGTCGAGGGAACAGGCTTAGATACTTACAATTATACTGATTTGGGTGTTTCGAACTGGATTAAGCCAAACTCATCAACCAACTGGACTAATCAAGGCGGTGATTTTTTAACGGGTTCTGGTGATTCTTTAATGTTCACAACCCAAGAGTTTCCAATTGGAACAGAAGATCTAAATGTCAATGTAACTTCTCTTGTTGAAGAGTGGATTAAAGGAACAACAGGAAGTTATGGTTTCGGTGTTTTCTTAACTTCAAGCCTTGAGGAAGACACAAGTTCATACTACACAAAGAAATTCTTTGCTAGAGGAAGCGAGTATTTCTTAAGAAGACCGGTTTTAGAAGCCCGTTGGAATAGTGTGGTAGCCGATGATAGTTCGAACTTCTATCTCAGCAGTTCAAGAGCCCCAGCAGCCGACAACCTAAACAACATTTACATGTACAACTATGTCAGAGGTCAGTTGGTCAACATTCCCAGCATTGGCGAGAGCGCCATTTATGTTAGCCTCTATTCAGGCTCAGACGGCCCCACAGGCTCTCCTTTGGCTCTACCCATAGGTGGAGGCGTTTCTGCTGGTGGAGACGCTACAGCGACCGGTAGCTTCGTTTCTACGGGCATCTATAAGGCTAGTTTGGCTTTCGATTCATCCTCAATCACCACCGTCTATCCAGTCTGGCACGACAATGCTGGAACTCAATTCTTTACAGGTTCAGCTATCACAGTTAAACCTCAAGATAGCGCAGCAATTTACCCAATAACAGATTGGGTAATCAACATTACAAACCTTAAAACAGTTTATTCTAGAGATGAAGTCGCCAGATTTAGACTTTATGTGAGACCAAAGAATTGGAATCCCAACCTTTACACAGTAGCCCAAACTCAGATTGAAACAACTCCTATTGATGAAGCTTATTATAAGCTAACAAGAGTTGTCGATGATTTTGAAGTTATCTCTTACGGGACAGGAAGTGGCAACGAAGCCTACACTCAACTTTCTTATGACGCATCAGGAAATTATTTTGATTTAGACATAAGTATGTTAGAAAGCGGCTACACTTATCAGTTATCATTCCTATTTAATCTAGTAGGTAACTATCAAGAACAGAGAACTAAATTTAAGTTTAGGGTAAGCGATGACGATTAAAGATTTATTCTCAAAACAAAAAGAGCAATCAGTACAAATCAGGGGAGCCAACCAGAAAAGTCTAGATGAATTTAGACAAGATGTTGAGTCCCCAGAAGAGATTAACCAAATACAAATTCAAGATAATTTGGTTATTCCTGATTTAAATTATGCTTCTGCTTCTAACTTTGTAAAGTATGGATCAGCAACAAAATACTATGCCGATGCTATTAAGAGAATTTATTCACAGTATCCTTATGATGGCTCTAATGCTGAAAAACTAGCATTCAGTAACGGTATAACTCAGCTTGAAAGATACATTTTAGATAACGAGTATCCAAAAACAACTGGTTTTGCTGAATTTGGCAAAAGTGGCTGGGGCTCTTATGATGGCGATAGCTCTGTTGGTTTTTCAAAGACCACAGAGCCAGAGTACATTACCGCATACGGTTACAAACAAAATCAAGTTTGGGATACAGCTTCCAAGCAACAACAAAGTTTTAGATTGGACTTTGAAGAGGGCGTGACTGTAGAATTCTGGATGAAGAAGAACGGCTTTGTAGCGCCAGCCTCTCCAGTAAATTCAGCAGAGGCCATTTTAGATATTAGAGATCCATCACTAGCTTCCTCAAGTTTTAGTGTTTTTCTTAATGGAACAACAACTTCTACAATTTACACCGCTTACAACACTCCAGCATCAAACGCCACATTTTTTATGTTTTTTGATACGGGTTTGGCTACTATTGCCGACTCTGAATGGCACCACTATGCCATTTCTTATTATGTTTCCGGTACCGAATACTTTGCCGATCTTTATGTTGACGGTAAACATGTCGATAGCTATAAAGATGGCAATACAATTGTAGCTTTAACCGGTTCTTTAAAGGCGACAATAGGCGCTCTTGGCGGTGACTATTATAACCAAGATTCAAATATACCAGCAGGCTATGGTAAATTGTCTGGTTCTTTGGATGAGTTCAGGTTCTGGCAAGAAACAAGAAATGCCCAACAAATTGGTAGAAACTATTTTACAGTTGTAAATGGCGGCGGCAACACTGATACTTCAAAAGTTAATGATGATAATCCATTAAAACTATCATGCTACTTTAAATTTAATGAAGGCATAACCGGTAATTCAACTACGGATGCCACTGTTTTAGATTATTCAGGCCGTCTTGCCAATGGTATTTGGACTGGCTATTCTTCTAATAGCCGAGACACTGGTTCAGCTATAACTCTAGCAGGGGTTGGAACTGAAACTGGTGATCCAATTATCTATTCAACTCATCCAGATGTTCAAACTCTATCAACAAACCTAGAAGCATCTGGAACTCAATATGATTCTCAAAATGTTGGCAATCTCCAAAACTCTATGCCACTATGGATGTTGGATGAAGACCAAGAATCAGGTGGAGAATTAAAGAACTTACTACAAATTGTCGGTAGTTACTTTGATACTCTACATCTACAAACAACTCAAATAACAAAATATAGATATCCAGAATATCAAGACAATAATAGTGTAGCGGCGAATCCCTATAACAGAAGATTATTAACTTCCCTTGGATTTGACACACCAGAACTTTTTATTGATAAAAATGTTTTAGAATCAATTGTCAACCAAGACGACAAAAGAAAGTATGAAGATAAATTAAATGAGATTAAAAACCTCATTTACAAAAACATTTATAACAACTTAACCCACATCAATAAATCAAAAGGCACCGTAAAGGCTATTAGAAATCTTCTAAGATGCTACGGTATTGATGATGACCTATTTAATTTCAATGTTTATGCTGACCAAGCTGAATATGTTCTCAAAGACGATTACAAAAACAGTTCAATCAAATTTGATTCACTTGATTTAACTCCATTCGCAAACACACAGAACTCTGAAGGTGTTATTTATAACTTTGCCGAGGCTGGAAATTCGAATTCATCTCCTTATATCTCAGGTTCCACATATGACAAACTTGGTTTCACTGTCGAGGTTAACACTATCTTTCCTCATACACCACCAAGTTATCAAGACTCTGTTAACTTAACCGAACCAGCAATAGTCACCGCTTCTGTCTTTGGTATTAGAGAAGCAAATTACACCGACCAAACAACGGTAATAGCTCCAGATTTTGCGGATGTTAGTGTTAGAGTAATTAAAGTTGATAACACTGCTAAATTCCAATTAACTTCTTCGATTGGTAGCGGTTTCTTATTAGAAACAGATAGATTCTATGATGTTTATGAGAACTCAAGATGGAGCCTTTCGGTAAGATTAAAGTATGATTCTGATGAATTTAAAACAATGCCAGTAACATCAGTATCAGGCAAGGTCTACACATTAGAGTTTAATGGCTATAATTACGAACAAGATATTCTACAAAATTAATTTTCTCTTACAAGTAGCATC